CGGAATATTAGGCAGTCCAAATTTTTCTATGACTGACCCTTCTTTACTACAATATATGACTTGGTCTAAATCACACGCTCGTGCTTTTTCAAAGTGAGGTCTAATATTGTCTCCTTTTCTGGTAGGACAAGGAACAATTCTTTCAAAGACTGATTTAGGTCTTCTTTTGGTATGAAACTCAAAAAAACCTTGTAGATGAGGTGTTCCTTGCTCTCCAACTTCCTTGGCGACAATATACTTTTTACAGTATTCTTGGAACTTTGGAACTAACCATTGAATATTTTCTTCTGTATAATTATTCAATGTGAAACACCATCTCTTGGAAGGAGCAATTTGCTTAATAGGCGTGGTTCTAGTATTACCCACGCCGGAACTATTGGAACTATCCGACATTATAGTTTTCCTAAATATAATTATTTTTGCCAAAATTTTTATTCAAAATGGATGAAAATATTTGAAGATTTTTCGGGATATTTAGGAAAAAATTGAATAAAAATTTTGGCAAAATTTTTTTTCTCAACCAATATTATAAAATGGCGTATGGAAATCGCAAACGCAATTACAGGGGTCGCAAGCGTGCTTACCGCAAACGGTCTAAAGCAAAGAACAAGCAAACTGTTGCTATTGTTAAAAGAGTTCTTCACTCTAACATTGAAAATAAACAAGCGTTCCGTCAAGCACCACTCGTTGATGTCGCTACATCTATGCCCGCTAGTATTGTTGCTGGTATGTATCCTGTTATCCCGCAAGTATTTAGTTCATTAGATGGTGATAACAGTAAAGTAGGTCAAACTATTAAACCTTTGTCTTTAAGATTAGGAATGACAGCGTTTTTACAAAATTTGACTAGTAGTAATAATGCTAACATATATTTTGATTTATACGTATTTAAGATTAATAAAATCAAAGACCAAACATTGTATGACAGTGTTGGTCCTGGTGAGGTATCTCGCTTTTTCAGACCATCTCTTACTGGTTCTGATACTTTATATGAAGCAAGAAACTATAACTGGTTTCAGAATATAAACAAGGATGTCATTACTCCACTTCACAAGAAGCGATTTAAGATGGCACCAACTAAACTCGCTGGAACTTCAAATTTAGACGGTAATTGGAATGACAATTACGTTCAAACAAGTTTTAACTATACTGTCCCATTAAGTAAGCACTTACTTAAGACATTGAAATACACAAACGGAACCGATGACACGTGTAATAATTGTGCTATATTTGCCACAATGGTTGCTACACCCGCCCAAGCGACTGACTTGGCATCAACACCTGCTGTCTATGGTAGTGTATCTTTTAACTCTTGTATGGTATACGAAGACGCTTAAATAATATATACAAAACTGCATTTTTGTATATATCAAACTAGAAGACATAGATAGACGTCGTCCCCCTATGGGGGATAAGTGGGGGCAACTTCTTCAAACGCGCCGATAGAAAAATGAGTATGTGAGGAACATACTTATTTTTCAGAGTGCCTAACAGATGTATCTTCTGTTAGATATCCCATTTGTCTGTCTTATAGGTCTTCTCATCTATATGATAGATTTCCCATCTGTCCTTACTCATTTTACTAATATCGGGAGGTTCGTTAGCAAAAACAATAAGGTGAGGAGCATTACCATTAATCATCCCGCCTTCATATTTGCCACTATAAAAATACATATCCTTAATATTTTCTAATGCTTCATAAGATAGGTATTCAGTATTATACGAACGGGGTATGGGAAACAAAACTAATCCAGGTGTATCCCCGTGAATTTTCTTATACTCAACAACTCCATTACGAACATCCGCTCCCTTACCAGATAAGCAAATGGCATCGTGATGATGACTTAAATATTTACAGAACTGTGTCTTGCCAATATTTCCTTCCCCAAAATACCAAAATATTTTTCTATCGCAGGGTTCTCCCTTGACTATTTTCAAAATTTCTTGTTGAAATGGTCTATCAGGATTTATGACCTTTAATGGTCTCGGAATATTAGGCAGTCCAAATTTTTCTATGACTGACCCTTCTTTACTACAATATATGACTTGGTCTAAATCACACGCTCGTGCTTT